TGAAAAAATAATATCCGCAAATAAGGGATTAAAAGACACGTATTGGATAACTATTTTTGCAAAACCATCCAAAATTGCTGTTGATGGCACTCCCACCCTTATAAAGCATATTAAAGCGTACAAAACCAAACCAATGTCCTCTGTAGGTATGATTATTTTAGAGGTCGATAATTCAAAAGGAACTATCGAACATGAGATAAATATGCCTCAAAGACCATTTGATTTTGATGCCCTACAACTAGTAGGAGGTAAGCCCTGTAATGAAGTAATCACAGAAACTACGTCAATACCAGGAGCTTATATTACAAAATAAAGTGTCGCCGACAATGACCAAAAAAGTCTAGCAAACCACTAGGGGTCAAAACGGGCGTCTAAATTAAGGAGCTACACACGAAATGACAGAAGAACCTAATATTTCGGGCGATCAAGAATTGGAAGCCGCCGTTCCACCATCTACTGAAACTAATCAAGTTCAGCAAGAGCAACCTGAAAGTACAGAAGCTCAGCAAGAGCAGAATGTACCGCTTTCAGCACTGCAATCCGAAAGAACGAAAAGACAACAGATGGAAGATGAACTTCAGATGATGAAGGAGCATTTAGCATTAACTAAAGCATATCAATCTCAACCTATTCAAACTCAAAAAAAAGATGATTTTGAAGGGTTAGAAGATGGAGATGTCATGACTGTCGGAGAATTTAAAAAACTCTCTGGGAACATGGCTAATCAATTTACTATGACGATTGAAGAGCTTAAAATGGCTCAAAAGCACCCTGATTATCAAGAAGTCATTACCAAATATTTACCCGATATTTTAAAGACTAACCCGGGATTAAAAAACACCCTCAAGAATTCACAGGATTACGAACTCGCATATTATTTAGCTAAAAATTCAGATGGCTATAAGTCAGCAAACAAAAGCAGAAAAAAGTCAGCAGATGCACAACGCATAGTTGAAAACTCGCAAAAAGCGGGAAGTTTATCGAGTCTTGGCTCAACTTCTGCTATTTCTCAAGCTAAAAGATATAAAGATATGAGTGATGCCGATTTCATGATGGAAGTTAATAAAAATCTTGGGTAATCAACCCAGGAGTCAATATGACTATGACAACAACTGCTGTGTTAGCACCAGCGGTTCGGGAGTATTACGACAGGCTTAATATATAGGGTCTGTATAAATCTCTTTTAATTGACTTGGAAGTCCTACAACAGGACGACAGGGCGCAAGCAACCATAGGGTGTGCAGCGTGAACGACTCAACAAAGAGACTTCGAAAGAAGATGCGAGAGTCTGAACATGGCGATAGTTGGACAAAAAAGCCATGAGAGAAATCCGAAGAGTTTTCTCCGCCTAGCAATAGGTCATAAAAGTAACAGAATGTTTATTGATGACAGCGTATCCTACGCTAATTCATACAAAATTCGCTTAACCTGAACATCGAAAGATGTTAAAATGGGCGAAGTAAAATGATTACGAATTCGGGGAAACTCCGCAAAGGACAATCCCGAGCCAAACCGCAATGGAAGGTGTAACGACTATGTTTAGTAATAAACTAGAATTTAAAGGAGCAGTAATAGGAATGTTACTTGGCGATGCCTGTATTCCCAAAGTACAACGTGGACTAAACGCATCTTTGAGAATAGGGCATAGCATAAAACAGAAAGATTATCTAATGCATAAAAAGAAAATCTTATCAATGCTTACAGAATGTAGGATTTACGAGCCAAACATTTTTGTAAAAGATAAAGAATATCAAACTATAACATTAGATACAAGAGTACATCCATTTTATACTAAGCTTAGAGAGCATTTTTATTATGATGGTAGAAAGACAATAGATGAACATGTCTTAAAATGTCTTACTCCTCATGGTTTAGCTTTATGGTACCAAGATGACGGTTGTTTATTAAATCACGAAGATTTTTTAACCCCTTTTCTTTGTACACATGGATTTAATAAAGTTGAAGTTGAAATGTTAGCAAGAATGCTACAGAAAAAATTTGGACTTCAATGGAGATTAAGAAAAGATAAACAATATTATGCACTAAGACTTAGAAGAATGGATAGACAACCTTTCTTTGATTTAATAGCTCCATATATGCATGAAAGCATGATGTATAAAATAAGATCAGATGGAAAAGAATCCGTATTTAAAGATCATATTATACTTAAATGTAAACAATGTAATAAAGATTTTAAAGTACCTTATAAATCTAGAAATCGTAAATTTTGTTCATGCCTATGTTATCATAATTCTAGAAGTGAAAAACGCGAGTAATCACAGAGTTAATCTCTGAATATATAGTCTCCTCTGCATAGCAATATGCAGTACCTACAGAAATGTAGAGTAATAAGATAAAGCAAAGACGTATTCTTCCCGAAAAAAATGGAGATACCATTGTATTTAGAAGATACTCAAAATTAGATACTGTACCTATTCCTTTAGTAGACGGTAGTTTTGCTGTCTTTAAATCTTTTCTAATTGACTTGGAAGCCTACGGCGAAAGCTATGGTGACAGGGCGCAAGCTGAGCAACATGCTCTTGCAGCGTGAACGACTGAGTGAAAAGACCCCGTAAGGGGAAGCGACAGTCTGATCTCTACTGTAAAGGTAGAGAGGGAAATCCGAAGAGGTTTCTCCGCTTAAACATTAACAACCCCTAGTGTTGAGATGATTAATTTTATTACGAATTTTTTCTCTAGCCTCCAGTTGCGAATATGTCAATGGCATAAATTGCCCAGAATGTTTGCATCTCGTTTCCCTTTTGAAAAGTTCATTAAATTTAATCAGTTCTTCACAAACCTTTTTCTTATTTTTAAGAAAAGGGTGAATTTTAGGAAGAATATCTCTAAGTTTTTTGCTAGAAAGTTTGTATCTCATAATATCATGATGACAATCTTTTGTTATTTTGGAAAAAGTAAAGCTGCCTCCAAATCTTCTAGACAAAAATTCGAAACATGGAAATTTTGTATTCGAAAGCTGAAGAGTTTGTTTGAACTTTGGATTGATCCTATTTTTAGGCTTGTGTTTATAGATTCCAAGAGAACACTCTGCATCTATAAACCCAGCAAGATAGGCAAAATCAATTTTTTTGGAACATACCGTTTCTTTGATTTCTTTCAAAGTCTCTATATGTTTTTTACAAATAAAATCTTCTTCCTTTTTAAGGGTTTTCATTTTAGTAATATATTGATCTTTGACAAGTTTGTTAGTAGATTTATGAAAATCAATCAAGCATTGTGCTTGTTTTCGTTTTTCTATAAGAAATGGCAAAAGTTTTTCTGCCAATTCGACAGCCTTATCAGAAGTAAGAACAAAGTGATATGTAGTTTTATCATTGTGTCTATTTTCATCCCTTTTTTTAGTGAGGCAAGCTCCTCTGAGCCTTTCCTTGAAAAAGACAATTACCGATTTATAGGTAGAAACGATGTAAAAAGATGCTCGATAATACCCATTATGTTTGGAGATTGTAAAACAACCGTCTCCATCAGCGTATCCAGCTGTATAAGCAAAAAGTTCTTCTTTTTTCATACATATATTATAAACAATGAACGATTTAAGTCAACAAGTAACAGAACGAGAACTCCTCCGGGAGCACCTTTATCAGCTACAGATATCAAAGCTAGAGTTTCTTTTTACGGTAGAGTAATTGCCGTAGTAAAATCAGACCTAATTGACTTGGAAGCCTACGTTATGCAGGAAGCTGCGTAATATGGCGACAGGGGGCAAGCTAACTAAGCGTTGGCAGCCTGAACGACTTAAGCGGTCAGATACTCACTTGAGTAAAGCGCAAGTCTGAACTCACTTGTAAAGAGTGAGAGTGATAGCCGAAGAGCTTTCACCGCCTAGGAGACTAGGTCATAAAAGTAACAGAACGAATTTCTGCACAATAACAAATCAAGTTCAGCTTACTGTTGAGGACAAAGTTCTCAATGAAGCTGCTACTTTACTTTCTCAAAATTTATCACAGACACTAGACGAAGTTACTAGAGATGTTTTAGCTAGTACTACTTCTGTTCTACAATGTACTAATGGTATTAATGGTAACACACCTACAGAATTAACAAAAGCAGATATCGATGCAGGCGTACAAACCTTGCTTAGCTTAGATGCTAAAATGATATCTAAAGTTGTAACTGGAACTAATGCATATGCAACTAGCCCAGTTAGACCGGCTTTTTGGGGATTCTTAGATGCTGGACTTATAGATGATATAGAAGCTGTTGCAGGCTTTAAGAACACTAGCAATTATTCATCACAGCAAACTGTGTTGGATTCTGAATGGGGTTCTACAGGCAACGTTAGATGGCTTTACACATCAGCAGGAAGTGTTAGTGATGCCGCAACACCGGTATACAACAATATAATTGTTGGACAAGAAGCGTATGCGGTAGTACATCTAAAATCTGAAACAGGAGACTTCTATATTGAGCCTCTAGGTTCAGGCGGAAGTACTGACCCATTGCATCAAAGAGGTACAATTGGTTGGCAACACCCATTCGTAGCAAGAATACTAAATGATTCATTTTTATTGAATCTTATGAGCACACATAGCTAATTTATAATAAGGGACTTATGAATAATTAGGATAAAAGTATAGAATATGATATCATGATACCAGCCAATCAAACGGAGGTATTATGAAAACATGTCCTAAATGTAAAAAGGAAAAAGATTACAGTGAATTTTATAAGCAAACAAAAAGTAAAGATGGATACCTTACTCCTTGTAAGCAATGCCGTCTTGAAGCTGATAGAGAACGCCGTAAGAATAATCCTATTTGGGTTCTTAAACGTAAAATGCAAAATGCAAAATTTCATGAAGATAATCGTGAAAAAATTGCAGAACGCAAGAAAAAATGGTTTGCATCCGATAAAGGAAAAGCAAGTCATATTAAATCATCAAAAAAATGGAAGAAAGAAAATTCATCAAAAGTTTTGGCTCATCAAGCGATTGAAAGAGCTGTTAAAAGAGGTGATATTATTCCTAAAAAAAATTGTGAGATTTGTAATTCAAAATTTAAGATCGAAGCCCATCATCCCGATTATAGAAAAAGACTCGAAGTTATATGGTTATGCAAAATTTGTCATGAGAAATTAACGTAAATAAATCAGGAGGTTAAAATTATGTCTCAAATGAAGGTCTGGACATGGACGAATCCTGCAACTGCGGTTGTTAGGAATGAGTCTATCGGATTCACAGTAAGTGAAATTACTGTAACAAATATAACTGATGGAGTTCAGTATTACTGGAATTCATCAATGGCTGATGCATCATACATCAAGGTTGATGATGGTACATATACAGCAGCAAATGGTTTTACACCATTAGCACAATCAACAGCAGTTTCTGCTATAGCAAGTAGCTTTACAAATGCAAATCCAGGGGTAATTACTGTAAATGATACAGGTGCTTTTGGATTCGCAGCAGGCGACACAATCAAAGTAGCGGAAGTAGCTGATGATGGAACAGGAGATGCTAGTTTAAATAACACTTTTACTATTGCATCTATTACAGCAACTACAATCACGTTAGTTGAGGATACTAGTGTAACTGGATATAGTGTATATGTATCTGGCGGAAAAGTAACTAGAGTTAGCGATACTGACGGAACACCAATTCCAATAGAAAACGTTGCTATTCAAGGAATCACATTAGGTTCAACAGTTGTTGGAACTGATGATGATGTAATGGTAGCAGTTGTTCATGGTGAGAACACAGTAGTTTAATTTTTCAAAAAAATCTTTTTTTTTCTTAGGGA